TGATCAAAAACATTACAGTCATCAACCCATTTCTGAAGTTTTTCTTTTTGCTCAGGATCAGGGTCTTCAACAGTTGGTATAAACTCAACACCCCTACGGAAAACCTCACCTGTAATATGACTTAGTGGACCCCTAATTTCTTCGACAGACATAGCAATAGTTTGTAAGTCTTGTACAAGCTGTTGCCTGTACGCCATTTGGTGTCTGACCCAAGTGTTTACTACATGGTCTAGACCTATAGTAGGAGCAGACCCTGTATCTCCAGTTGCCTTCATAATATCTAATAGACTAATCTGCTTATTGAGATCAGTCATTTGTTGAGTCATTTGAGGCACTTGAGGAAGATATTCAGATAGTCTCATAGTTTATTCGTCCTTGACAGTGGTCAATTTAGCCATGTCAGCCATTGCTGCCAGTTTCAAAATAGATTCCATTGCTTTTTCTTTTAGCTCATAATCTTCAGAATGAGAGGTTTCTCTCAAAATCTGTACTTTCTCTTCCTGCATTCTAGAAAGTTGTTGTCTCAAAGAATCAATTTCTTGATCCTGTTTAACTAATTCCTCCCCAAAAGCAGGGTCACCTGAAGAACCTCCAATAGTTGCATTGGCTAAAACGCCAAGTCTGCCAGCCTCTTTAATTAGAGCAATGAATTGCCCCTCAGAAAGAACAGTGACAGCGGTGCTATCATCAGGTATTTCATCATCTGCATTCAGTGATTTTAAATCTTCACTCCAAGTGTTTAGTATTCTCCACGTTCCTGTATCATCATTTAGTGCTACGTACTGTTGATCTAACCCTGATAACAAATTTCCTATGGGCATTTATTCCCCCTTTACATCGCTAAAGCTTTCTCATATTTCTTTGGATTGTGCCCTACAATTACTTGATCATTAATAATAATAGTAGGAGTTGCCATATACCCTGCCTCTGTAAACTCTTTTATAATACTAGTGTCATCTGAATCAACTTGTTTCTCAACATAGGAGATTCCCTTACTATCAAACCATTTCTTAGCAGTCTGACATGGTACACACCAACTTGCCGAATAAATAATTACATCACTCATAAGCTCCTCCCTATTTATATTATACTCAATAATTTATATTAACTAGGCAATCAGGCAGGCACTCCAACCACAGGACTTGCAAGTCTCACAGCCAGATTCCATAACTACAAACGGATTATCACAACAAGCTTCTTCAGAGAGCATACTAAATGTCTGAGATTCATCAATATAATCTACAAAAGTGTCGGTTTCAGCATTGCCTTTTACCAAAACTTCCTTCTCTCTACTCCCAGCCCTATAAACTGTAATCCCTTTGCATCCGGTTTCCCAAGCTAATACATAGGCATTTTCAACATCTTCTATTGTGGCATCATTAGCAAAATTAATAGTTTTAGAAATACCTGAATCTACGTACTCTTGGAAAGCTGCTTGCATTAGTACATGATCTTCAGGAGATATTTCAGGAGCAGTAGCATAAACTTCCTTTACCCAATTAGGAACTTCAGTAGTTTGTAAAGAACCACCAGCAGCTAGATAATCCATTAGTTCCTCTGAATAAAAACCATAAATTCTAGCGTCTCGTTCAAAATACTTGTTTACATAACTAAGGGTCTGCCCCCCAAGAATATTCTGTTTCTTCCATGCCAAAGCAAATGTAGGTTCAATACCACTAGATGTATCTGCAATCATACTAATCGTTCCAGTAGGAGCTACAGTTAATCTACAATGATTTCGATATGCCTCAGTTATCTTATAGGTACTTTTATCCCACGCTGGAAATGTTCCCCTAATAACTCCTAATCTCAAGGATTCATCATCTGCCCACTCTTTAATTGACTGTGTAATTTTTCCACCAACTGTTCTAGCAAGCTCAGTATTATAAGGAATCTTTAATTGGATAAGCAGATCAGCAAATCCCATGACTCCAAGACCAATCTTACGAGTTGCCTTAGTCATATCTTCAATATCTTGAGTAGCGTAGTAATTTGCATCAATTACATTATCTAAAAATCTTGTAGAAATTCTGGTTACTTTTTCTAATCTATGCCAATTAATTTTATCTAACCAATCTTCAGAATCATTTTCAAGATAAAATTTAGCCAAGTTCATAGAACCAAGATTACAACTTTCGTTTCCAAGAAGTGGCTGTTCACCACAAGGATTGGTTGCTATCATTTCCCCATATTGTTCCACCACATGATTGTCTTTGTTTACCTGATCTAAGAAGATCATTCCCGGCTCCCCATTTCTCCAAGCCCCTTCGACAATTTTATTGAATACTTCTCTAGCATTTAAATAGCCAACAATCTCTTTTGTTTTGGGGTTAACTAAGGGATAGTCAGCGTCTTTTAATACATATGCCATCCAGCGTGAGGTAACGCCAACTGAAATATTGAAATTGTGTATTTCGCCTTCAATAGACTTACAGTCAATAAAATCAAGAATATCAGGATGGTCGATTGCCATGACCGCCATATTTGCACCATCTCTTTTTCCCCCTTGCGTTATCATTGATGACACTCTTGAAAGTGTTTTTAGAACCTCTATTGGTCCACAAGCAATTCCATGAGTAGTTTTTATCCCATCTCCACGAGGGCGGATTTTAGATAATGCAAATCCAGTACCCCCACCAAATTTTTGAACCATTGCAGCATCAGTAGCAGCTTTCATAATACCTTCCATAGAATCTTCTAAGGGAAGAACAAAACAAGCTGACAAGGTACCTTGAGCGGTACCAGCATTCATAAGAGTAGGAGAATTAGGGAGAAATTCTAGCTTACTAATAATGTCATAGAAATCATTCCGCACTAATTCTGCTTCAATAGGCAAAGTTAAATACGTAGATTCAATAGTAGCTACAGCAGTTGCAACTCTATTAAAAAGTCCTTCGCTATTTTCTATAACTTCACCCTCATTATTCTTAAGAAAATACCTATGCGCTAAAATTATCTCAGCTTGATCTGATAAGACCTTTCCATGTTCAGATACTACTGTTGGTTCAACCGTTATTGTCATGTAATCCACCTCTAAATTTTATTTTCTATACCCACAATATAAACAAAGCCCACGTTCAGCGACCCAAAAGGATGGACTACATACTTGTTCCTTGCACAAAGAATTAGGTGCAGACTCCATTCTCTCTTGAACATTAACTGGTTGCATTTGAAGTGTTTCTATTGGTGCATTTCCATTATAGTTTCCTAATCCTTTATCGTCAAGCTTTCCTTGCTTGCTTTCAGCAGTTTCATTTGGGCTAACAGCATTAAACCAATCAGTTACACTACCCAAATTTACAAACTTATAGGCGGTATCATGTACAGCTTGAAGAGCCATTGCAATTGAAAAGAAGGCATCCCCATGACCCATAGGAGTTTCGGGAGCCTTAAGTTCATTGCTAACAGATAAAATTTGTTGCTTTTGTCTTTCGTCTTTTATGAGACGTAATGTTTCACTATGAATAAATTTCTCAAAAATTTGAGCCATTGTGTTCTTAGATTTTCTAGTGAAGGTCATTGCTCTCCACCTAGTATCTAGACCACGATCCTCTAGCTCACCTCTTGTGTTATCTATATAACCAGCAGTAATATTAAAGTTTTCTGCAACTTCATTAAGATATTCAATCTGATCAGAATAACTCCAACCCTCTAAAAATGATTGATGTACCTGTTCTATATACTCACCACGTTTTCTAAACAATACTAAGTGAGATGGATGCCGTTTTTTACCAACATCAAAGCCACCAAAAATCTGATCCCCAATTTCTAAATCTGTAAATTCTTTGTGTGGGGAAGCAGACCTTAGCCAACTAACTTCACATTTTGTAATATCCTCTTCATCAAAATATGCTTCAGTACTAAAATGAGGAATTAACATAAACTCTGAAGCAAATGATTTAGGTCTAGCTGATTGCTGTTGTAGAAGCCATTCTTCACTATAAAGCTCCGGCATTAAAACTCTTCTATCTGGGGCAGGGTCTAGTGCTGGAAGGACTCTGGACTTAAACCGACTGTCCTCTTGAAGCTTTGCTAGTAGATCACCCGGCATCATAGGAGTTCCTAGAACAATTACCGGTACTCCTTTTAAAGGAATAAACAAACTTTCTGTCATAAAGTGATCTTCAACCTTTGTTATCTGACTGAGGTTCAATGGGTTCTCTGGATCACGTAGTACGTCATCCGCTATTAGTGCCCCATTAACATGCATACCTCGTTTAAATGAAAAAAGACCACCATGCATAATTTCCATAGGTTGATTATTTTTATAGAACCTTGCAGAAAAGTCAGCCTTTGGATTTCTATTAACTAACATATCTGAAAGAATTGGGTTCCTACCAATAACTTTATTTATCTCTGCAATATGATAACGAGCCATTCCATCAGAATAACTTAAATACAAAACCGACATATCTCTTGGAGCAGTTAACAATCTCCAGACAGAGAAAGCGTGTCCTAAAACAGTAGATTTAAAATGAAATCTTGGTAGAACTGCTACATAATTCATACCAGTTTCAACGCATTCTTGGATGTCATCTGCTATAACTCCCACATGCCATGTCTTGAAGTATTCTGGATTATCATATCCTTGTGACCAAATATTTTGTACAAAGTCTTTAAATCCACCCACCTGATACTTCTCTTGGGCAATTAGACCTTGCGATAAAAGTTGAAATGCACCATCAACTGTTATGACATCATCGTTTTTCATTATGTATCCTTCTGGTTTTGAACCAGAGTTTTCATTTTAGTGGCAATACGATTCAAAGAATCCTGATCTTTGATTTCCTCAACTAATATTCCCAAAACATCCTGAACAAACTGAAGATTAATTAGTCCAGTTAGTACGTCTCTTTGCCCCTTTATGCCAACATCAATGGCTCTAACTGCATCTAGTGCCCTATCAAAATGTAAGCCATCTAATTCTTGATAGGCCTTTTCAGCAACAACACTGTACTGATCCAACTGCTCTTTCTGTAATCGAGCAAATTTCTGACCTTCAGATTCAGCCAATTGTTGTTGGCTCTGTGCTCTAGCAACAGCTTGTTGTTGACCCCACTTATGATGTTTGGCCCACGCATAAATTGTAGGGGTCTTAACGACAACCCCATCTTTAGAAACAATGTCAGCTATTTCTCTGGCACTCTTATTCCCAGAAAGAAATAGCTCCATTGCTTCAAGTTTTGTTGAATCGGGAATTATTTTTGGCATTTTTACCTGTATATACTATTAGAATCTAACCCACCGTAACCGGCATCAGATACATGTTGACTATCAATGTTTCCACCAAAAGGTGATCCGTCTGGTTGTAACAACTTAGTAAAATCAATATGTCCAGTTTTTGTTGTTGCTGCTACAAAACAAGAAGGAACCTTGACATCACTTTTAGAATTTGTAACTATCTG